TTGCTGAGCTTAATAATAGCTTGCCGATATTCTTGAGAACATCTTGTAGCTTCTCGCCTTGCATTACTATATTCGTCATTCCTTGTCCAAAGTTATTGACGAAGGTTTTAGCTAAAGCATCAACAAACTGAAGCCCATTACTTAATTCTCCGGTTTGACCGGTTAAAGAAGCCATTTGACCTTTTAAAATCATTATTTGCTCGCCGAAAAGAGCATATTGTTCCGGATCGCTAGTCAATGACTGAAGAAACTTCAACACTGTCATTTTTTCATTTAAATCCGCAACAGATCCAACCATTGGAGCAAATGGATTCTCTAACGCCTCAACTGATGCAAAGAAGGCCTCTAACTCTTGTGATACGCCTGCTAATTCTGCATCTAACTCAGAAAAATCTATACCTAATCCTGGCTCTTCCTTTGCGGTTGCTATAAGTTGAGCTATTCCTTTATCTGCATCAAGAACATTACCAGTTACATCTTCATATTCTTTGCTTAATGTGTCAAGTTGTTTCTGTAAAGCTATAACTACCGGGACAAAATCCTCATTCTCATTAGCTAATGATCTATATTGCTTTATTAACGTGCTAAGAGTGATAGCTTGAAATCCTGCCTCTGCCTCTGCATTCTCTAGCCCTGCCGTTAGCTTATTTGTAGCTTGCGCCGTTTTAACTTGTTGATCTTGTATTACCTTCCCTAGTTGCACCTCTGTTCTTGTGCTATTATTAAGACCATTCTTAGCATTAGTTAAATCGGTAATTTTCTTTTCTAAATCCTCTACGGTTAATGCATCCTCTCCGTATAAATCTATAAGGCTTTGAAGAGCATCTCTATTTTTAATCGCTTCTGCTTTTTGTTCTCTCTGTGCATCTGTAAGCGCAACTGCCGTTCCTCCTGCACCGGCGGAGGCTATTCTAAACGCCTCAATAGTATCTTTTGCTTCTTGTAGTGCTTTCGTGTTATCAAGAACCTCCCTAGTAAACGCTATCTCATTATCAATCGCTTGTTCGGTTGTTTGCTGATTGAGAGACTCATACGCTTGAGCAACATCTCTCAATGCTTCGGCTTGTTTGCTAATCCCTTCGCTTGCTTCCTCTCCTGCTTTACCAGTATCTCTACTCCTTCGAGAGAATACAATAGCCAAACTAGAAACGACAGAGAAAACCGTAATCAAAGCACCTGGCCCAGTAAAAGCTCCTTTAATAAGTTGCTTCAATGCCATTCCGGTTGATCCGGCTTCTTTCTTTAATGATTGGAATGACAATAACAGAGGCTCAATGTTGTTGGCAACCCCTAAGATACCAAACGGCGCATCTTGAACAACTCGGTTAAAGTTGACAACGGCCATTCCGGTAGAACTAAATCCTCCACCCATTGATTGAACCGCACTTTCCGCACCCATCATATCGGCCTTTAATGTGCGGAGTTGTCCTATCTTTGCGCCAATGGCGAATCTTGCTTGAGCCGTTCTTGCATTGACATAGGCCTGCTCAAGTCCTTCAATAGCAGAATCAACCTCTAAGATTGTATTATTAGTACGCTTGAGAACTGCGTTTGCCGTTTGAACAGAACCACTAAAAGATGATATACTTCCCTTTGCTTGATTCAATCCTCTAGCTAATGGGGAGACATCCGCTCCTAATCGTACATTTAAATCAGCTAAGGAAGCCATCTCTATTCATCCTCCGCATCAATCTATGAAGTTTCCACTTCTCATCGTGCGATATGGTTGTTCGTTTTTTGTCTATGTCAAGAGGGAACATTGTCTCAGGTTTTAGTTTCCTTCTAGCCTTACCCTCTAAATCTGAATATACTGAAATCAAATAAGCATTATGTCTCATTAAATTCCATTCGTGCATCCTTTGCTCATTTAGAGACTTGAGTATTGCTGAAACTTCCTTCCAAGATAATTCCCAAAATTCCTGCCGAGAAACTCCTGCTTGCTTGCAGAGGGAAAAGAGTTCTTGCCACTCTAAAGGTTTCCCGGCTCGCTCTCCCCCTCGTTAGGAGAGAGTACATTGAACACGCTATCTAAATCAGACTGAGATAGATCATCTATCCAATCGCCTACTTTTAATTCATCAAAATCTACTTCCTGACCTTTGTACTGAGCGCCGGCCACTAATGCACTCCATATCAAATCTCTAAGGTTTCCAGGTTTTACTTTATCATTGGATAATGACTCAGTATAACCTACCAAAGACAAGTCATATTTGTCGCAGTAAATAGCCGTTTGATTAGTTCCGAATTTAAGTAAGCGTCTTTTTCCGCCGATTTTGAGCGTTAATTCTTGCTTCATCTTAGCTTATTTCTATCTGCTCAAGTACACCATCGCCAACAAAAGTACCGCTAATAGTAGCGACATCTTCGTTAGGAGTACCGATAGAAACAGAAGTCATATAAGCATCACCTTTAAAAGCAGAGCCTGCATTAGGCAGAAATCTTACATTTACTTTAGTACGATTTATTAGATAAGTAGCTAATTCATTGACGTTCCCTCCGGAATAATCAAAAGTAGCTAACCCATCAACATCAATACTCCAAGACTTTTGTCCTGCTATAACTTCTGCCCATCCGGCAGAGCTTTTAGTAGAAGCATCCGGAGTATCCATTTCTATATTTAGAGTTGCATCAGTAGTTGAGGCTATTGCAGAGCCGGCAGTATTTACTAATACAAGTGTTCCGTTAATTGCCATTTTTCTATTTGTTTAGTTGTTAGTTGTGTTAAAAGATACGAAATTCGTGCGACTATTTTTCCTCTATCTTATGTCGGAATCGTAACTCACGAATCCAATAAGTATAAGTGCCGGTGTACTCTTGGCGAAAGATATCATTATCGACTACCGTATAAACTACATCGAAGCTAGTCATACCGAACACATCGGCTCTAGTTCTTACAGTTTCCTTGATAGTATTTACAATCGCATTGATATAAGTCCTAGTTCCTGAGTCAAGCGCATATCTGTCCACTACGGAGAGAGAAAAGGTTGCCTCATCCATAAACTCGGATTTTGTGCTTGAGTCCGTTAATGTAGTATCTCCGAATTGTACGTGAGGATACGTAGCATCGGCCGGCGCTTCATCATATACGTTTACCGCGAGCGCATTGGTTAAAAGCGTATAATATGCTTGTTGGAGTTCTGTGGTAGGATCTTTAGACATTTTGTACAAGGTAAAGTGTGAAATCAATTGTTGCAGGTGAGTCCCCTTTCTTTTGTTTTGCAAAAAATATGATATCAGTTTCTTCTTCAAACTTCAATGGTGAACTTAAATTGATTGACTGAACACCTTTTGCAGAACTAATTTCTGTGACCAATCTCATTGGATCGTATGGTGCAGTTGTGTTCAGAACCCCATTTCTTTGAAACAACAAAATTTCAGCTTCCTTGTCACTTTCAACTGACGATGTGATATCTGTCATAAAAGCACTGTACCCTGTTGGAACTGTGTATGCACCAATCTGTGATTGTCCCCTTCCAAAGGTGTCGATTGCTATTTTAGCCCATACGTTGCCTGCTCCGCTCTCTTGGATGCTTATATCGCCTTGATGACTTCCAACGCTTTGAGAGGCATATACGCCACTACTAGCAACATACCACCGGTAAAGACGGATAAGAGAGTCAGGTAATGCAACCGCAGTCGTTCCGTCTAATTCTACCACATCAGATACCACTACTAGAGAACCGGATTGCACTTGTAAACCTTCATAATAAATAGTCCTCGCTCCTGCTCCGCTTGCGTTATCGTCTGCGTCTGTACTCACTACTTCTAAAGCCGTGTTGGTTGTTGGCGTTCGGTAAAAACCTGATTCACAAATTGGTACAAAACTAGAGGAAACCGCACTATTTCGACCGAATTTATGTATTACGGTATGTCCTGGAACTTCTCCCTTTACTATATCAACGCCGAAATCTGAAACTCTCTTGTAATAATCTCGATGGGAGTTATAGACATAATCTGCCCGGTTGATAAACGTATTATCCTCCTTGAGCATCCTTCCGGTTTCTTTATGCATCTTATTTAATGCCACGTAACACCTTTTTTAGTCGTTTTAATAATTGAGGTTGCTCCGCAAAGAATGCCGGAAATAAGAACGGTTGCGCTTTTATACCATTGTGTAGAATAGACATCATAATCGGATATACGGCCTCCTCCGGAATGCCTTTTCTCTTTGCCCATACTTTTATGTTCTTTTCAAAGTCCTCAAATGAGCCTCCTTTGTTGCCCTTGAATTGCATTGCATAGCTTTCTAATCCAGGAGGTATCTTAATCTTTGACTTTGTACCAAATTCGACATAAGGAGCGTACCGAACATCGGTAAATACCTCACGAGATAATTGCGAGCCTCTTACATCGATAGAAGTCTTTAGCCTATTATTTGCTCCGGTTGGCGCTTTTCTCTTGGCATCTCTTTCGATGTTACGCGCCGAACGCTCAATTTCTTTCTCTGCCGATTTGCGTACCTTCTCACCTAAAGAATCTAATGCTTTTAATGTCTTTTGTATAGATGCTATATCGGCCTTAACGCTTATCATTCTGCAAATGCTATAAGTTCAGTAACGGCATTATCTTCGTTTGAGTTGATAGCGTATTCTACATTTAATTCTTTTCCATCGTACTGCAATCTTAATAGATGATCATAAGTATCTCTCGAATACCCGGCGCTTACGAAATCGTCTCTGTAACGGGTTTTAATCTTATACTTAGTCTTACCCTTCAATCCACCTACTTCGAGCGCCTCAGAGCCTGACAGAGCCTTTACATCAGCCCATACAGTACCGAGAGTGTTCCAGGTTCTAGTATTGCCACCCATTCCATCTGACGTTAGAGAGTAATACTGTATCGTAACTCTCTGTTTCATCATCCCGATGTTTATTTGTCGAGACTTAGTTTTCATAGCTTTGCGTATCTCTTAAAGTGCGCTTTGCTACTATTTGGCATCATTGATACGTTTCCTTCTACTACATCTTGGCGATCCTCATAGTTAGATGCTACTAGCTTCTTTATTCCTAGAGTTAGCCCAGAAGGTATAGAACTATACCCTGCGACATATACAACCTTTAGCCTTATTCTATCGTCAGGAACTTCCCATCCGTACACAGTATCTATTACTAGAGTATCTCCGGTGAGATAATAGTCTTGGTTGTTTGTTAGAGCAGTCTCAGTTCCCACCGTATCGATTGTTTTTACTGAAGTGATACTTTGTACCGGGTAGAGAGGTAATCGGACTTCCTTGCCATAATACTCGTACTCGATTGTAACTGTTTTCTCTATCAGTTGGAATCCGTATTGCTCCTCTGCAAAATCTATACTCTCTGCGACTAGACTAGCAATAAGCGAATCATCAGCAGAAGTATCCACTCGCATCCAGGATTTAGCATCTGCCGTACTTAGCACATCGGTAGAGGCATTTGTTCCGGTGTCAACAGTTGAGTAAGTGAATGGGCCGGTTTTACCCTTGTAAGGAGATTTAAGCATTGAGTTCCTCGACTAATTTTTCGGCTTTGGATTTGGTTAGTCTATCGATAATCTGATTGTTGCGCTTCACATAGTACATCGTTTTAGTGCTTTCGTCTTTCTCGATGAAGGCCTTAGCATCTACTGTATAAGCCTGCTTGTCCTCTTTTGTCTCGTATGCTAGTCCTTTATTAAGTAAGTCAGCTATCGAACCCTTATCTAATTTGAGAGGATCGTTTTTCTTAATTCGTTGATTTTTATGTATGAAGCTACGTCTCGCTCTGTAAGGCATAATACTAGGGTTTAATTGAGAAGGATGGGGAGGAATCGAACCTCCCCAAGTTCCAAACATCCTTAGGGTAATCTTAGGAATTACCTGCGTTTATGATTGCAGTTGTGAAGTTACCGAAAGCACCTGCATTAGGTAGGTAAGTCGGTAGAGCTAAACGGCCTGCAACTTGTACAGTAACTAGATCTTTGATAGCGTTGTCTTGATCTTGCTCGTAGAAACGAACAGAAACAGACTCACGATCAAATAAAGTTGTCAACTGTGCGAAGTCAGCTACTAAGAAGTCATCAGCATCTCCATCGGTGTCGTTGATTGCGTTAGTAGCAATTACTGGAACACCTAAGATAGAAGGCACACGGCTTCCAAAGATAACATCTTGTGGGAAGATGTAACGGCCATCAGCATCCTTATTACGGATCATACTGAAGTATCTAGATATGGACATCATTACCGCAGATGGCTGATAGTTACGGTTACGGATTTGCTTGATAGCTTCTAGAAGTACATCGTACTCTTGAGCATCAGCATCAAGAGTATATTGGTCTAAAGCATAGTCAGTAGATGTTACAGTAAGACCATAAGTAGAGTCATATAAGTTGTAAGCATCTTCCGCTTTCATATACTTCTCCATACCTCTTAGAGAGATGTGAGAAGCTAAACCGGCAGTATCATTAAGAGCCTCTTTAGAAACTCGGAAATGAGCAGAGATTTTCTCTACTACTGCATCAGTTGCAACTAAATCAAAGTCATTCTGTCCGGAAGCAACACCTTCGGCAGTAACACCGGTGTTGTCGGTGAAGTTAGTTTCTTTGATATAGCGGATTTTGTCAGAGTTAGTAGTACCTACTGGTAGGAATTGACGTACATGAACTCTTCGCTCAGGGTCGAATTTGAAACCTGGAACATAATCAGCAGGAACAACATCACCAGTATAAGCACCTGATTCAGTGATAACTGCTTTGGTGTCCATTGTAAAGCCTGAGATTTGACCTGCTTTAAATGCTTCGATTTGATCTTTGTTTGAATCTAAACCATCCTTTAAGATGTTTTTTAGAGACATAGGCTTAGAGCCACCGCCTAAACGGTTGCTATTCTTTTCGATTGACTCGATTCTTTCCTTTTGAGAAGCGATTACTTCTTCAAGGTTTTTGATTTCAGACTTGGTAGCTGAATCAGCTTCGCCTGAAAGTTGTACTTGCTCTTCGAGTTTGCTATAACGCTCCTCAAGGGCTTTAGTTTGTTCGGCTAGACCATTCTTTACAGAAGCCAAGCCTTCTTTTAAGGTATTTTCTAAGTCCATAATTTGAACTCCTTTTCGATTTGTAGTTGATTGTTGAATTGTTTGAAAATTGCATCAAAATCGGCGTCATTACTTACAGAGGTGATTGGCTCGGCTTCTGTGTTTTGAAGTGATTTTCTTAATGCTTCTTCCAAATTCTTGATATGCATTTCAATTAGCATAAAAGTCTCGTCGGTATAGTCTCCTGAGTCAAATGCTCTGACTAATGTCTTGTATTGATCAACCTGGTCTTTCTGCGAACCTTTGGCCATTCCTCCTAGCGCCATTTCATTCGCTCCCCAAGTAACAGTTGATCCCTCCCACATCTTGACTTCGTTGACTATGTAGGCTTCATCTTCGTTAGAGAAGTCTCTACGTACAAAATTGATACCGACTGAATGCTCTTTAAGAACTCCATCTCTGTATAACTTAAGAACATCCGTTCCTAATTGTGTGTCGGTTATAGCAGTACGGAAGTATAGCCCTTTCTCATCTTCTACTAGCATTGATGGCTTACCTAGTACAGTAAGCGGATCGTGCTGATATAGGTGCATAATTCTGTTCTTTCCGTTTGGCCCGTTCTCTTTGATGGTTTTGGTATAGCACCCTTTCATCATTATATCGCCATCGGAATCCTTGTAATCGAAAACCGAATAGTATCCCTCAATCATACGGCGCTCGACATCGACATCTTTAAGGATGCCGGCTTTTTTTGTGATAAATGGATTCATGCTTTTAATTGGATTTATTTTGGTTAATGTAGAGGCTCTATGTCCGGCATAGACATCAGATGCCTCGCCTCCTCTATAAACTTGTATAAGAACCGCCGGATCATCTTCCGTACCGGTAATAGTAAAAGAAGAGCCAGGAACGTCAATACTCCCATCTCTTTCTATTTTAGTAATCTTTCCTCTCGCTCGGCCTCCGGAAGAGTTCCACGATACGAAATCGCCAACACTTAGCTCATTTGCTTCCGCTTTCATTAGCTTATCACTTTCGAGAATTGTGTTGAACATTTTTTCCTCATCAATTTGTTTAGATTTTCGTATTGCCCAATCTACGCCCGATGTTCCACCCCAAGCATCCCACATCAAACCACCACATCCCTCATCATAAGGAACGTCTTTATGTTGTCTGTGCCGATTGAATGAGGCCATACGTTTTACTACATCCTCAGAGATAGGCTCTCTATTAGCAAGCTGAGTTGCTCTACGCCATCCTACCGGAGTACCGCATCCTTTAGGATTGCCGGATTCCTCCTTATACTTTAAGGCTCTCTTTGCGTTGTTGCTTGCGCTCTTTGGATAATCGGTATAACTCATAAAAAAGGTTTGTTGTAAAAATACGGATTTTTTACATTATTTAACAATTACCCTTGATATATTGCGAAAACCTTAAATATAGACTTATGACAGAGTTATTTGATAGAGTAGATGAGCAGTTGCGTAATAACTGGCCAGTAGATGCTAAGGATATAGAGGAGCTTCTTAACCTTGCTCGTATCGCATCGAATATACTAGATCGGCTTGTTGAGACTGGAGAGGCTTACCAATCTCTTCGTGATAGATAGTGCTTTTGTTTTCTAGGTGTTGAATCCATCCGGCTTCGTGTCCTAAGCATATTATCTTCTTACGGCGCTTTGCTATTTCTTGTCCGGCCATAATATCAGACATTCTTTGATGCTTCCATTCTCGCATATCAAACTTGAAGTCATCCGTATGAAAAGCAGATACTCCCGTTCCTGGTATATCTAGCTCGTAATCTCCCTTGACATCCTTGAGGCATTGATACACCATGTGTCCTCTGTAATAGTCTAGTCCGTATCCAAGTAATTTACGACCGTGAAAGGTTATCCAACATCCAGGATATTTCCACATACCTTTGATTATTGTCTCCACGTAATCCGGAGGATAGATAAGATCGTCATCGCAAGATAGATAGATTCCTCTACTCTTAGGAAGCCAAAAGAATTTAGAGTTGTCGGTGTAATCACATCCGGTGAATACTTGCGCATCTTTTACATCCGGAACGTAGTCGTTGGCATATACCCGAACGGTATCAACTTGATGCTTTAGTGAGTCGATTACACCTTGCAAGGTATAACGCCTTGATTTAATCGTCGCTAGGTTTGCGGTTATCATAAAGCTCTATTTTAAATGCGATGTAAAATGTAACAAAAGCGACTCCGATTCTCCAGTCTGCCCAAAAACATAAGAGCGCCGTTAGTATATAAGCTATTAGTCCTAGAGTCTGCATATAACATCTCCTTTCGTGTATTGCATACGATATCCTCTTTCTTTTAGTCTTTTAGTTACTGCTTCTATTTCTTGTTGATTAGATAGCTCGTTATTCTCGAAAATTATTATTCTAGGCAAGATATCAACGGTATCTAAAAAGTCATTTAATATAATACAATCGTGTCCTTCTGTGTCAATCTTTAGCACTTGAATCTTTTTGATGTCGTGCTTATCTATAAGAGATTTAATTCTTACTACTTTTACTTTATCGCACCTAATTATAGATAATCCTTTCTTCTCTTCTCTTAGAACTTTCAGCATTGTAGGATGAGGCTCGCCTATCATATTGCATCCTTTTAGCCATTTAGGCAGTTTGTGCTTATCAATATCCTCCGGCATCATGTAGAACATAATAACCTCTCCCTCAAAGTTAGATATCGCTACATTCTCTTTGTTACAATTAGGAAGAGAATCAAAATAAGTCTTTACCGGCTCGATAAAGAGTCCATCTCTTTTACCGGCCATTGTTCCAAAGTTCGATGTGCCTATCTCGATAATCATTTTATAACTTTAGGTTAGTACGATGTCCAATGGTCATAACTATTGGTCAATTAAAGGTATTTTCTTTCTTAGTTCCGGATGCATCATAGAAGGATGATCTCCGTGCTTGACTAGAGACTTCTTTGGTATATACATAGGAACAAAGTTGATAAAAAACTGAGTCGATTGATACATACCAACTTGAGAACTTGCATTCGGATCATCAAAGCGAACTTGATCAACCGGAGGCATTGTAAAGTTTAATATTTCGAGCGTTTTTCTATTACAATGATATCCGCAGTCTGTAAACGCTACTTGTATCGATGGAATACCGTGAAATTCTGTCTCTACGGGCTTACAAGCTATAAAGCATTGAGTTCTCCCATCGTTAAGGAGATTGTAAGCGAAAGGCTTTTCTTGTTTAAATGTTTCTAGTACATCAAACTGCACCGAACTAAAATCATCGGGCAGGAATGTAAAGTATTCATCATTGGAGGCCTCGCATATCTTAAGTGCATAATCCCAGTTCTCCCAAAAGCCTTCTCTTCCCTTATGCTCAAGTCTATGAAAGTCGCACTTCTTAGCGAATAGCAGAGAATCAAAATCAGAACCATCGTCAATAACTACCGGCTTCTCAGGGCATTCATCGATAAGCCTTGCAAGCATATCGGGCCGATTGTATGAAAAGATGACTATCATTCGATTTTCATTTCTCTCAATAACTGATTAGCTCTTTTATTATATGACTCAAGTGCTATTATTGCTTCCTCTGGAGCATTTTCTGTTAGCTTAAAGCCATAATCATCATTTTCATTATCTAAATATTCTAAAAATATAGACTCATTTTCTAAAATAGGTATCATCATTTGAACGCCTCTTTGTATCTGTTAAAAACTAATTCTGTTACTTTTTTTGCTACCTTATTCTTACCAGGATGTAAATATTCGTACTGAATAGCCATAGCGATAAACTCAGAAGGGTTTAAATCACCATATCTGCCAGTAATTTTAGTTGTTTCGTGTCTTAACTGATGCATACTTCTTCTGATTATAGCGCCAAATTCTCCTTCATCCCTCATACTTATATCAATACCGAAAGATTTATATAACTCATCCATTATTGAATTTGATGCTTTCCTTTTATCAATATATAAATTCCACGCTTTTCTATCTGCTATTTTAAAATTACCTGATAAAGAAGAACCTAATATACCATCTTTTTTCATTCCTCCCAAGCTATCTATATAATGACCTAATTCGTGAACCATAACGCTTTCTATGTTAGTTCCTTCAGCAAAATGACCATTTCTTGCGCTATATTCTAACACCTGATTGTATTTATCAACCTCTGTGTAACTAATCATTTTTATATCTTGACCAATAAACTCACCTCCAGGCGACATATTACCAGTAGCATCTCTAGCATTTGGATCAAAATGGCCTAACGACCCACCTCTTGCGCTTTTGCTTTTGTTAGTATATGTGTATCTGACAGTAGATTTAAAGCCACCAATTTGATCATTTACCCATTTCATTCCTCTGTACTGAGCTTTTAAGATTTCGGGATTGGCAGTTCTTGGTATTTTTGTTTGTATATTTGGATTTATATTTTGAATAAGTTTTTCTATCTCTTTTATATCATTAGTTTGTATTTCTTGTTCTGTTATATTAAAATCTTCTACTCCTTCTTCGATAACTTCATACGTCATCGTACACCGGCAGTTAATAGTATTACCTGGAGAGCCTCTAAAATCGACTGGGTGTTGAAGATACTCTCCGCTCACGTTAAAGGCTTGATCTAATGGAATGCCTTTATTCTCATCCATTGAGTAATGATCGAATATGTCCTTCGGATTGAGTCCTCTTGTACGATTGTCTCTAGTAGCAAGCCAATACTTGTTCATAGGTATTCCGGTTTCTTCTGCACCCAACAAAGAACCGGCGTTACTTGCTCTTATTATCTCAGTTCTGCCTATAAGTTCAGCTCGGCGCTCTGATACCGAATAGCTAGCCATCAAATCATTCTGAAACTCTCTAATGCTCTTACCCTCAACAATAGCCTCTTTTACTATCTCCCTCACGCTCTTAGCCGTTGTATCTGTCATTAAATCAGACAAGTCAATAACACTAGACGTAAACCATCTATTAACAATCTCCTCCCAATTTGTTTGAGTTTTTTGCGCATCCTTAATGAGATCATTGTAAGTATCCCTAGCAAACTGAGTCATCACTCTTTGATAAACGTTTCTCATCGCTTTCTCTATTGGCTCAGCGCTTATAGTGTATTCTTCGGATAAGCCGTTAGCTTTTACTTTATCGAGGTACTCATTGGCTTGAGCCTTTAACGCTCGGGAGAACTCAGTTTTGGCGTACTTAATGTAAGTAGCTCGCTTTCTATCTATGGTTTTCCAGGCCATAGTTTTTAATTTCTCGCTTCTGTACTGAGATGTACATATAGCTACTGCCTGCTCTTGTGGTGTTCCTTCATCCAATAAGAAGGAGACACATCGAGACATAAAGGCGCTCTCTGTTTCGAGCTTATTGGGTTTCGGTATTGGCATAGTCGGCCTTCAATCTCTTCACATCTTCCTCTGTCATTTCAAAGGTTGTATCAGGTATGAGGTTGGCCGGGATGTATCTAGCATCGTCTCCGATTGGCTCGTATCCCATTTCTTTTCTTTTCTCATCTAATGTTAGCCACCAGGCTTGAGCAAGCCAACTAACCTTATCACCGGTTTCTTGGCCTATTGCATCGATGCTCTGTACATCAAAATCAAGATGATACTTCTTATCTGTAAAACGAGGAACGATAGAACGGTTCATCTCTGCGAAGTCTCTTACTAGAGAAGGAATCACATTATCAAGATACAACTGCTTACGAGATTGCTCTTTGTTAGCGTTAGTCTTGTTATCCGGATCGTTTAAAAGTTCAGAAGGATAATTGTACACATTACAGATATCTCTCTGCGACATCTTACCGCTTTCAAGTATCTCCAAATCTATCGGAGGAATACCAAAAGCCTGGAATCCTAACTTTGCGCTTGATACTAACCAGGATTTATAGTTATCAGGGCCATTCATAGAGCGAAGATAATGCTCTAGTTGCGATCTCTGCTCTTCTGTTAGTCTATCGATATCAGGATCATCAGGGAATACTACACCGCTTGCTCCACCATTACGGAAGGCTTTAGATAATGCGTTATCGCCATCGTTACCTAATCGGATTGCATTACGTGCAGATTTTAGAGGAGACATACCGTACAAATGATTACCGACTCCATCATAGTCCGGATTCCAGTATTTCCAATGCATAACAGATTCAGCCTCTAACCTTTCTCCCGAATATCCATAGACATCAATCATATAAGCCTTTATAAGAGTCTCATACGAAGCATCTGCGATTATATTGGTAAACTGAGAAGGCATTACCCACATCTCTCCAATACTGCCATCACCTAACTCCACGAAATGAGTATATCCGTTTCCAGTGATAAGCTGAAAGCCTTTCATATTCTCATACCATTCGGGATATCCTTGTAATGGATTAGGATTGTTTATGAGCTTATACAAAGGATCACGCTCATCAATAACTGTCTCAAAGGCCTGCTCTTTTAATTCTAGAGCGTAATCTATATTCTTTTGAGTAGCGCCGTTACGCATACCGTATTTCATCTTACGATACTGATGCGCTTTCTTTACATCCTTAACCTCGTGTACTACCGGAGGAACAGAAGAAGCCGATCTAGTTATTCCGTTCACCACAGAATAAACATCCGGATTAGTTTCATAGGCATCCGATACATATCCCTCTTGAGTGTCTGAGAATACGATAGGTGAGCCGGATTGATAGCGAAACAACTGCCTATTAAGCCTATTGTTTAGCCGTTGTTTTTTGAAAGGGATTAAATCGCTAAAATTCATTTGCAAATATTTTGTTACAATTTACGCAATTTTACAAAAAGAAACGAGAGCCTATCAAAACTCTCGCAACGGAGATAAAAATGAAACATTACACTACATTAAATTCTAGCTTTTTACGGCGCAGTCTGTCGGTCAATGCGTATCTAATCGCATCAATACCGTGATTAAAATCATCGATTGGTTTATTTGTTGCCTGGCCATGTCTATCCTTCGCCCAAATATACGAAGAAAATTCCTCTATTAGATTCTTACTTGATGCGTGTATATAAACCTGATACTCGTTTATCCTTTGTATGCCATACATTATCGAATCTTTTCCCTTTTGTGCCGGCGCTACCCAAACTCCCTCTCTCTTTAGTTCCTCGATACTCTTAGGCTCGGCGCTATCTGCTATTATTTGCTCCGTTATCTCTAATCCCTTTATCATACGACTAATATCTTGGTTAGTAAGCCCTTTCCGATATATATGCTCTTTTACATATAAAGCGCCGTGAGCAAACCTTACCTCAATTAGAGTAGTCGGATCATTAGTAAACCCAAAATCCATTCCAAAGCATCTCCATTTATAATCAGGCCATTCGTTAGTTATCTTGAAGTTAGGCAAGACTAATCCCTCTAGCCTTCCAACCTCACCGAGTCCGTAAACCATCCACCGATATTCGTTAGCCGTGCCTCTTTTTACGTTCTCAGGTGTTGGCTCATAGCTCATAATCTTATCTACTATGGAAGGAGATAGATGCCTAATGTTATCTCTGAAGGTTGTAATCACCCATTCTACATCATCTCTACCCTCTAGCCTATCGTGCGCCCAAAATCGAGCCGATGGGTTAAAATCGATAATTGTTTGCTTTGTAGTACGGAGGTTTATCTGCTCAAAGATTCCGTACTTGATAGCATTAGCCTCATTGAAAAATGCTCTATCTCTCTTACCTGACCGGGCATCATACTCATCCTGGAAGGATTTAAACTCTAAAACCGATCCGCTTCTGCTTCTGAATAGTCTATCGGACTCGTTTAGATATGGCCACCAGGCTTTAATCTCTTCGTTGTCTGCCCAAATGTTCTTAGCATCTCTATATGCTCCGGACTTTAGGTTAGGCACATCTTCAGCTACTACCGTGATTACTTCGTTGTCATTCTGAGCGCCGACTCCAAAAAGATACTGAAGTATGCCGTATGTTTTTCCTGACGATGTTCCGCCTTGATGCACTACGATAGGCTTATCGCACTCAAGACTCGCTATTATCTTTTGGTTTACTTCCATCAACTATCTCCATTCTTATTGTCGGCAGTGATCCGCTATGTACTTGCTCCTGCTTATCGCTCCATTCTCTATTCTTGAGCCAAAATATAGAGCCTCCTGATGCACCTGAGTAGAGGTTAGCTTCGTGCATAGATTCTATTCTTAGAACTGCCTTTTTAATAGTGTAAGAAAATTCTTCTCTTTCTTTGTAATCGTATAGGCTTTGTCTGCTAGTAAAACCTAACTCTAATGCTAGTCCGGTGATGGTAGGCTTCTCCGGATTATTAGCAAAGTAAACCTCTATGGCCTTTTCTAAATCTTCGGCCGTTTCGTATTTAAGAGGCCTGCCGGCTTTCATTATAGAGAATTAAGAATCTCGTTTAGCATCTCGGTAAACTGAGTTAATTGATCAGGTGTTACCCATCCCATAATGAACGCAGTTGTTAAGGATATTGCTACAATATTACGGAGCGAAAACGCTTCAATAAGTTGGCTTTTAGTTTGATTCCACTCTCCTGCAACGATTGCTTTAAGCGCTTTACCGATGAATTGGTTTGGCAAGGGCAAGATGTCGAGTGCGCCGTGCAACACTTGTCCGGCTTTGTTTTTTCCTTCGGCAGTTTGTGATATGATACGTACAAGTTTCCACTCCTTAATAGGTTTTTTCATTTCATCATCTCCGATATCGTATTAAATAAAGCACTAGAGCCTAAGCCTGCTCCAGTTGCCCAAGCGATAATCTTGTGTTTAAACTTAATTAAATCAGCTATCTGTTCAGAGTTTTGACTTACTTTTTTGACGAGGCCTTCTTGACCAAATTCGTTTCCTATGAGAGCTTCTTTTATTTCTTGAACGTCTTTAGCTAATACCTCAATCATAGTCTCGAGTTTATGGATGTCAAATTTTACTTGATCTAATTCTTTTTGCATAATAGAAAAGTTTGTTTGACTAAAGTTACGAATTTTTACAATTCA